CAAGTACAACGCAACAACTTACCAAACTGCGCTGATTACCAATACCGCTGTTCAAGCTGTGCCAATTGCTGTCGCTATGGCGGCAACCACAGCTGGTCTGTACGGTTGGTATCAAATTGCAGGCAATGCGGTCATTAAAAAGACTGCTGTTACCGTCACACCTCAAGTCACTTTGTTCCTGTCTGCCACCGCAGGCCGTGTCAAAGTCTTGGCGAGTGCTGGTTTGCAATTGGTTGCTGCACGTTCAGCAAACTTAACCACCGTCACTTCTACGACTTCAACAGTCACCGTGACAATTAACCGTCCACATCTCCAGTCACAAATCACTTAATGATTGAAGCTGTACTCGATGTGGTAGGAAACACAGAGCCTGACGTACTGTTGGGCAATGTGCAGCGATCCGTAAAAAGGTCGCTGCCTTGGTTTGATTTTGACGAGTCACGCCAAGGCAGCGTATGCCTTGTTGGTGGTGGGCCGAGTCTGGTTGACACGATTGACCAGTTGAAAGTCCGTCACCAAAACGGCTCTAAAATATGGGCTATGAACGGCTCTTACGATTATTTGGTTGGGCAAGGCATTATCCCAGACGCAATGGTGATGCTTGATGCAAGACCTGAAAACGTGAGATTTGTGCAAAAACCCTATGCAAAGACTACGTTTTACATTACTAGCCAATGCGACGAGGCTGTGTTTGAGGCTTTGAAACATTACAAAGTGGTGTTAGTCCACGCCAATACGCCTGGCGTCTACGATCTGCTTGAGCATGAAAAGGCTCGACCAGTTCATCTGATGGGCGGTTTTACAACTGTTGGCATCTTGTCGTTGATATTGGCAAAATTACAAGGTTTTAAGCGTATTTTCTTATTTGGCATGGATTCAAGCTATCGAGATGGCGAACATCACGCTTATAAACAAGAAAGTAATAACGCAGATCGTGTAATTGACGCTATGATTAACGATGTGACGTACAAATGTGCGCCGTGGATGGCACAGCAAGTAACAGATTTTCAGAATGTCGTAGCAGGCTTTGATGATGTTACGATTGAAGTGTGTGGCGATGGGCTTTTGCATCAAATGGCAAAAGCGATAAGTAATTAACTTAAAGGACAATCATGGCATTTCCATCAAGAATTATGGGCGCAGGCAACTCGCCACTATCTGCTCAAACTATTTGTGGTGACGGTGCTGTCGGCCTAGTCGCACTTGGTTCAACCGCAGCAGACGCTTTGCAGTTAAATGTGTCAAACAACACGATCACCACTTCAGCAGCATCGACTGGCGTTAAACTGCCACCAACTGAAAGTGGCGCAAGAATGACCATTCGTAATGATTCTGGTCAAACAATTACCGTTTACCCGTTTAACACTAGCAGCACCATTAACGCAGCTGCCGCAAGTGTTACGCTTGCAACAGCAAAAACTATGTTGTTGGTTGGAATGTCAGCAACAACTTGGGCAACATTAACAGGGGCATAAATTGGCTTTAGACAGCGATATTCACAACGCAGATACTCACCTACACGTCGAGTTTTACGTTTACGATAAAGAGCCGTACAAAGAAAAGCCGTTTGTTAGAATCATAGTGCCAGGCGATAAGACCACGATTATTGACCAACCCGTTCGGGACGATCATAAGCAAAGGTTTCCACGCCAATGGTTGCATTTTCAGATGCAAAACAATAACGCAGAAGTTATTGGTGTGCCTTTGAAACAATGGGTACAAGACGATCCTGACAACTTTAACGATATGCAGATGGCAGAATTGCAAATCTTTAAGTTTCAGACCGTTGAGCAAGTGGCTACCGCTACCGATAACCAGTTACAGAGAATTGGCATGGGTGCGGTGGGCTTGCGAGAAATGGCAAGGCGTTATTTACAAGTTAAAAACCAATCTTCTAGTCAGACTGAGATCGAACACACGAAGTCGGAACTTGCTGAAGTCAAAGAGCAGTTAGCGGCTTTGGTGGCTCAAATGTCAGAAAAGAAGGTTGGGAGGCCACGCAAAGAGGAATAAATGTCATCAACGATGCTACAGCTAGTAACCCAAGTCACTAACGAACTTGGGGTATCAACGCCCACTACTGTGGCATCGAATACTAACCAAGATGTAATTCAGATCTTGGCGTTAATGAACGCAGCTGGCTATGAGTTTTTGCGTAGGCACGACTGGCGGGAATTAACTAAACGCTATACGTTTACGAGTGAATACACTCAAACAACGGGCGATGTAACCGAAAACACCTACACCATTACAAACATTCCAAGTACCGCAGGCTTAGATACAACGTATCAAGTCGTTGGCAACGGTATTTCAAACGCTTGTTATATTGAATCGGTAGACTCAGGTACGCAAGTCACCGTTAATTTACCGTCTACAGGAACGTATACAGGCGCTACGATTACTTTTGAAAAGGTAATGTATGCCTTACCCTCAGATTACGAATCGGCTGTCCCAAGGACTATGTGGGATCTCAGCAAGCATTGGGAAATGCTAGGGCCAGAGAGTCCACAGCAATGGGAATGGCTGTTGTCAGGGTTTATCTCAACTGGCCCACGCATACGGTGGCGCTTGCTAGGGAAATACTTTCAGATCTGGCCTGGCGTTTCCACTAACGAGCTTCTTGGCTACGAGTACCGATCAAACGGTTGGGCATTATCGTCAACAGGCGTTGTAAAGACTTCATTTACCGTTGACACCGACACTTGCATTTATCCTGACCGACTGATGGTGTTGGCTACGAAACTCAAGTATTTTGAGGCTAAAGGCTTTGATACGACAGCCATGTTCCGTAACTATCTTGAGGAATTTGAGATTGTTCGGGCGCAGGATATGTCGGCGGCTAACTTGTCGTTTGCACCACGACCAGGCACAGTTCTGATTGGTTACGATAACATTCCCGATACTGGCTACGGGACAAACTAATGCTTGCGCCTAACCGACTTGTTCAAGGCGCGGCAGCTCGTGTCCAGTCGTTGCCAGCGCCTATTGGTGGTTGGAACGTGCGGGATTCCATTGCAAACATGGATACGCTCGATGCCGTTCAACTAACTAACTTGTTTCCTACGGTCAATAACGTAGTGTTGCGTGGTGGATACACAAAATATTCAACAGGCATCTCAGGTCAAGTGCAGTCGCTTTTATCATACTCATCCGGTGCAAGTGACAAACTGTTTGCTATTGCGGGAACGTCGATTTACGACTGTACGGCGGGCGGTGCGGTAGGCGCTGCTGTCAGAACGGGACTAACTAACGCTAAATGGGAATATGTCAACGTCACCACTCCCGCTGGTGGTTACATTTATGCGGTCAACGGTGTGGATGCGCCTTTACTGTACAACGGCTCAGTTTGGTCAAACCCGTCAATTACTGGCGTGACTGCATCGACGTTAAGCAATATCACTACGTTTAAAAACCAAGTATGGTTTACGCAAGCCTCGACCTTAAAAGCGTGGTATCTGCCAACTTTAAGCATTTCAGGCGCAGCTGCCGCAATTGACATGAGTTCGGTTGCCCAGCTCGGCGGTTATCTTGTTGCGGTTGCAACGTGGACGCTTGATGCAGGCTACGGCGTAGACGATAACCTAGTGTTTATAACGTCCAATGGCGAGGTTATTGTTTGGGCGGGTACTGACCCCTCAGACTCTACAAAATGGGCGCTAATAGGCGTTTGGAGGCTTGGTAAGCCCGTTGGCAAGCGTTGTCTAATGAAGTACGGTGGTGACATACTTGTTTTGACTTACAACGGTCTGTACCCACTTGCTGCAAGTTTGCAATCATCCAGACTTGATCCAAGAATAGCTTTATCAGACAAAATTCAAGGCGCATTTACAACTGCTACGCAAGTTTATGGCGGTAATTTTGGGTGGGATTTGACGTTTGATCCGCAACATAATGCTTTGACTATTAACGTGCCTGTAGCTGAAGGGCAACAACAGCAGTATGTGATGAACAACATTACTAAATCTTGGTGCAACTTTACAGGCCAGTACGCTAATTGTTGGACAGTTTTTAGTAATGAGCCGTATTGGGGCGGTAACGGCTTTGTTGCCCATGCGTGGGATGACAACTTTGCTGATGACACAAGCGACATAAACGGCTATGCGTTGCAAGCGTTTAATTACTTTGATGCCCGTGGCGTAAAAAAGTATTTTACTAGAGCTAGACCGTCAATCTTTACAAACGGCACACCGTCAATCTTCATTGGCTTAAACATGGATTTTGACTTGGCAGACACGACTGCGGCGCTAAGTTTTAGCCCATTGGTATCTGCTAAATGGGACGTTGCGTTGTGGGATGTAGGCTATTGGGCAACAGACACGGTAATTACAAACAATTGGCAAGGCGTGACTGGGATTGGTTATTGCGCTGCAACACAATTTAAATCTGCATCTCAAGGAACGACAATTCTATGGGCATCGACGGACATTGTTTACCAACAAGGTTGGGCTGGCATATAGTCCAAGGCGCTGAAATAGGGCATTGGGTAGCACAAAGAATAGCAGGCGAGTTCTTTGCAGAGGGATCAAGTGCAATTGGTTTACAAAAAGATGGGGTAACGATTGCAGGCGTGATTTATGAAAATTGGAATCGACAAAGTATTTTTTGTCATATAGCAATCGAAGGGCGCATGACAAAGGCGTATTTAAAGGCAATATTTGATTATCCGTTTAATGTTTGTGAGTGCAAAAAGATTATTGTGCCTGTAGTCAGTAATCACGCAAAAAGCATAAAATTGGTGACTAAGATGGGTTTTAGCGAAGAAGCAAGATTAAAAGATGCCTCACTCGATGGCGATATTATATTTTTGACATTGGCACGAGAAAATTGCCGATTTCTAGGGGTAGAACATGGGTAAGTCAGCATCAGCACCACCAACACCGGATTATCTCGGCGCAGCTAAAGAGCAAGGTAAAAGTAACCTTGAGTCTGCAAAACTGTCTAATATCATGTCAAATCCAAACATGATTACGCCGTTCGGAAATCGGACGGTAACTTACTCAAACCCGATATTTGACCAATCAGGTTTTGATGCGTCGTTGGCTAAATACAACGCTGGCAACGTAGACCGCAATCAATATTTTCGCCAAGATGAAACTGGAAATTATTTTGACCAAGCGGGTTACGATGCTGCACAAGCAAAACGAGGCGCAGCGCCTACCCGTGGAGAATACACAACTGGCGGCGGTCAGCCCACGATTACCGACGTATTAACACCACAAGCGCAACAGACTTTAGCCTCACAGCAACGGGTACAAAGTGCGTTAGCAAACCTTGGCGAAGTCGGAATTGCAAACGCTTACGACACATTATCCAAACCGTTTGTGCCAACAACGACTGAAATTAAACACGATTTTGGTGGCTATAGTGCCGTTCCTTTGGCTGAGAATTACAACGCCGTGTCTAGAGTGCCTTTAACAACCTCTGTGGATACAAGTGATTTTTCTAAAATGCCACTAAATGCGGGTATGACGGCGCAAGACTTAATACTTCAGCGTTTAAACCCAACAATTCAAGCAGGCGATACGTCTTTTAAGCAAGCGTTGGCAAACCAAGGTCTAGCGCCTGGCACAACGGCCTACGACGCAGCGTACCGTAATCGTTCACAACAGATTAACGACTTGTATAACCAAGCGGCATTGTCGGGTATTAACCTTGACATGACTGCTCGCAACCAACAATTGCAAGAAGAATTAGCTAAAGGCAATTTTGCAAACGCTGCGAATTTGTCCGGTGCAGGACTGTACAACACCGCAATGGGTCAAAACTACGGTCAAGGAATGACCACCCAAGGCACACAGTACAGTCAAGGGCTTAACAAGGCTCAATTTCAAAACACCGCACAGCAACAGCAGCTGGCACAAGACTTGGCATTACGGGCGCAACCGATCAACGAAGTTATCGGACTTATGGGCGGCTCACAGATCCAGTTGCCACAATTTCAAGGTTACGCAGGCACAAGCGTTGCGCCAACGCCAATCTTTGCGGGTACGCAAGCAGCGGGTCAGGCAGCAAATCAAACATACGGTATTCAGCAAGCAGGCAACAATGCAACAACGCAGGGTATTACATCAATTGCGGCAATGGCTGCAATGGCGTTTTAATGCTTGGATTGGCTTTCTCAGGCGGGAAGGATTCTTTAGCGTGTTGGTATTTATACCGTGAAAAAAATCCCGTAGTGTTTTGGGTAAATACAGGAAAAACGTATCCTGAAACCATTGAGATTGTTGACCAAGTGAAGTCAGAGGCAGTTGAGTTTATTGAGGTCAAGTCAGATCAAGAGCAACAAATTAAATTTTACGGCTATCCAAGCGACATTGTGCCGATTGACCATAGCCTTGAAGGTATGCAGTTTGCAGGCGATAAGCCAGTACGAGTGCAAAGTTATTTAAATTGCTGTTGGGCAAACGTAAGCAAACCTTTGACAGACGCAATTGCAAAACGTGGGATTACGCATTTGATCCGTGGGCAACGGCTAGACGAAAGCCACAAATCCACGGCTCGGCACGGGTCGGTAGTCAATGGTGTGACGTATATTCAACCGATAGAAACATGGACTAAAGAGCAAGTTTTGGCGTTTTTACGGACTCAATGTCAGTTACCAGAACATTATGCAATCGACCATTCAAGCCTTGATTGTTACGATTGCACAGCGTATTTGGCACACTCAACGGATCGAGTGGCATGGATGAAAGAAAAACACCCGAATTTGCATGAAAAATATAAAATAAACATGGCGGCACTAAAGTCTGCCTTGTTGCCTACTTTAGAGTTATTAAGGAATTGCGATGCTTAATCAATACGTCAACATGACTCCGCAGCAAAAAATGGCTCAAATGTTGCAACAACAGCAACAAACAACTCCATTGCAAGGTCAAGATATGGGACAAATGCCACAGGCTCAAAACCCGTTAGGCGGCGCAACTGATGCAATGAGAATGTACCAACAAGCCAGCCAACAAGGTCAAATGCAAGATTATCGAGATTACATGGCTCGGTTAAAACTTGGCCAATCTCAGACTGGCGGTATGTTTGATTCGGCTAACGCTCAAGCGCCAACAATGACTGCTAACAATTACACGGGGTAAGTCATGGTTGATAACATTTATGGCACTCAGTCTAACGCATCAATGCAAATACCAAGCCCTTATTCAGCAGAATTAGCGGCAATTCAAAGGCGTGAGCGTTTAGCGCAAGTTATGCAACAACAGGCTTTTCAGCCTCTTGAAATTAACAGTTATCAAGGTATTCAAGCGCCAATTTCTCCGTTGTCAGGCATTGCTAAAGCCTTGCAAATGTACTTAGGTGCATCAGGTCAAGACCGTGCCGACGAAGCAAGAGCAGGCGTTGCAAAGAAAATGGAAGCCGATACTCAAACTCAATTGGCTCGCTTGCTTGGATCACAAGGTACACCAGCTGTGCCTGCAACTCCGGCAACAATGGGTACGCCTGAAATACTTGGTACACCCGCATCTTCATACACGCCAACGGGTGCTGATTTTGAAGATAATCCAAATTTGAAAATGAGTACGGGTGAAACACCGCAAATGGGTCAACCGTTTGTTGCGCCTGGCGATGTTGCCGTGCCTGCTGTGCCGACAATTCCAGCTGTTGCAGGGATGCCAGCGCAACCAGCCAGACCAGCGCAACCCGCTAAACCGCCAACGGAAGATCAACAACGCAGGATATATTCTGATTTTGTCGTAAGCGGCAATCCTCGGTTGGCTAAATTGGGTGAAATTGGCTTACAAGATTTGCGTGCGTCAGGTACAAACGACATTAAAAATTGGAAGGCTTCTAACTCAAGTTTGCCGTTTGACCAATGGTTAGCTAATTCAAATGCTCAAAAACGTACAAGTGTTTCCGTCAATGTTCCTGTTAGCACAGAAAAAAGTTATGGGGAACAATTTGCAGGCGGTATTGCAAAAGATGATATTTTATTAAGAAATTCAGCAATAAAAGCGCCATCAATTATTGAAAACGCTGATCGTCAAAGAGAAATAATTAATAGTGGTCAAGTATTTACGGGTAAAGGCGCAAACGCCCAAAATGAATTGGCATCTTGGGGTGATTTTCTTGGGGTTGGTGGTGCAAATACTGCTGAAAAAATTGCAAATACAAACCGTTTATATTCAGATCGTGCAGCATCGGTTCTTGAATCTATCCCAACTTCAGGTCTTGGCCCTGTTATTACCGATAGCGATATTAAATTTTTAAGAGACGCCAAAATGGGTAACGTCACTTACACTAAAGACAGTTTATTGCGTCAAATTAACATTGAAGAAAAAGTTGCTAGAGAAGTTGCTGGCAGATGGAATACAAGACTTGGAGAATTGCCAAAATCAGCATCAATGCCAACAGGCGTAACTCCAGTTAATATTCCCCCACCTAAAGCAGCAAATACGCCTCCTCCTGCAGGAGTAACGCAGCAGCAATGGAACGCAATGACTCCTGACCAGAGGAAATTATGGCCATGACAGAAGCCCAACAAGCAGCATTAGCACAGGCTGATGCTAGAGCTGCTGTGCTTGCTGAAATTGATGCAAAACTACAAGCGGCGAATCAAAATGAAAGCGTTATGCCTGGCATGACGAGTGATCGTCAATTGTTGCCTATGGTTGGTCAAAGTTTATTGAAAGGTGCAGCAGGACTTGGTGATGTAGTTCGTGGATTTCCTGAAGATGTAAAACGACTTTACGAATATTTCAGCACAAAAGGCGCACCAGTTCCACAAAAGTATCAACCAATAACCGACATTGCAAAAGAACGTGGTTACATTGTTCCTGAGAATGAGCCAGGCTCAAATCCTATATTAAAAGGAATTGATTTTACGGCTCAATTGGCAGGCGGCGGCGGGATTAACCCGTATACCATTGGTCGAGCAGCATTAACTTCTGGGTTGCCTGCTGTGGCTCGTAATGTTGGTGGTCAACTAGCTCGAACTGGTGCTCAAGGCGCTGTTGGTAGTGCAGCATTACAAGGTATGCAATCGGTTGGTTTTGATAATCCTTTAGTTTTAGGATTGGGAACAATGTTGCCAATGGGAGTAACAGGTGCAGCAATGTCGTTGCGACCATCCACGGCAACCATTGCAAATGAAGCATTGAAAGGTGCAACGCCTGAACAACTTAGATTAGCCCAAGCGTTGCAGAATCAATCTTTTGGCGCTGGTGCGCCTGTAACAGCTGCTGAAGCAATTTCCCAAACTACTGGTGGCAATCCTTTGTCAAATATTCAACGTATTGTTGAATCTTCACCTAAAGGCGCTGCGGTGATGTCACCATTCATGGCGGCAAGGCCAGCGGGTAATGCTCAATATTTTGCACGAACGGTTGATGAAATTAGTCCTACTCAAGGCGGACTGGAAATACCTGAACGTATGCAAGTTGTTGCTAAAGAATCTATTGATGCAGCAAGAAAAGAAGGCAATGTTCTTGCTGAACCTTTCTATAAAGCATCAGAAAGGCAACTAGTAGACAATTCAACAATGGTTAGCTTGATGAGCGACCCAGCAATTGAAAAAGCTGTAACAGCGGTAATGAAAGACCCGTT